ATAAATGCATCTTCTATAATTTACTATTCATCTAATTATGGCCAATCATGGGCCACAGCTTCTACATCTGGATTATCATTATATCGAATTGCAATGTCTGCATCTGGACAGTATGTGACGGCTGTACCTGTTAATGCATCTCCTGTTGCAGTATATTACTCTTCTAATTATGGACAGACATGGACTGCTACATCACAGACATTTACTGCTACAAATAGTACAACAGTATGTATGTCAGCATCTGGACAATATCAGAGTTTTTGTACATGGACTACTGGTATATGGAATTCTTCAAATTATGGTATTACATGGACACAAAGTTCAGCGTCTACATTATTTTATTCAACAATATGTTGTTCAGCATCAGGACAGTATCTATGTGTAGCAGTATATAATACTGCATCTCAAGGAATTTATTATTCATCCAATTATGGACAAACATGGACTTTAAGTACACCGTCTACATTTTATTTTACACCGTTTCAAGGAATATGTATGTCAGCATCTGGACAATATGTGACCGCTGTACTATTTTTAGGAACAAATAATGGGGCAGGTGGCGGTGGAATGATTTATTCATCTAATTATGGGCAAACATGGGCACAATCTACTAGTATTACAAATACATGGACAGTTATATGTGCAATGTCAGCATCAGGACAATATCAAATAGCAGGTAGTAATTCTAGTGGTGGTACAAATCCTAATAGCGCATTTTATTCTACAAACTATGGTGTAACATGGACGTTAGCAAATACATTTACTAATTCATTCTATTGTGTTGCTATGTCGGCAAATGGCCAATATATATTGGGTTCAGTCTATACAACTTCAGTAATTCAAAGTATTACCCGTTTCCCACCACAATCAATTACATCCCAGAGCACAACCACATCAACTGCTCTTAGTCTGTTAGCCCCCAGCATATCTGGTTCAAATAATGTTGGAATTGTGTTAGGACAGAGCATAACATCCAATAATTATGCAACAATAGGATTTCAATATGTTGGCATAGGTTCTACTGCAAATTATGTTGGTATTGGATTTACAAGTACTACGCTATATATTACTGCAAATGGTACTGGCAATGTTGGGATTGGAACTTCAACACCTGTGCAACCATTATCATTAAAGGGTACACAAGCTATTTATGGAATATCAAATCAATCTGAGAATACTACATCAGGTCAGTTATTATTATATAATAGTACTGATAGTTATGCATATCCAACTATTGTTCTTTTTAATTATGCACATGATAATTCTGCTATCTTATTTGATATAATATATAGATCTTCATCGTGGGTAAATTGTCATAATAGTGTAGGATGGGCTATTTATAAAGCAGGTAATAATTTAACATTTCAATATCTTCCTGCAAATGTTCCAGGATCATCAACAAGTATAATAACTGCAATGACAATATCTACAACAGGTGTAAATATAGCTGGTTCACTTACAGTAAATGGATATAATTATCCACAAGCAATGTATGTATTCAGTAATAATTTTGGTTCCAGTACTGCAATAACTGTAAATGATAATGGTACATTTGGCGGTGCGATATGGTCTGCATGTAGTATAATAACGGTATCTTTATATGGTGGAACTAATATATTAACATCGCTTACACAATCATCATTTACATTACCATATACTGGAATATGGAAATTTGAAATGCAATTTAATGCAAATACATCTGTTGCATCCCAACGAGGGGTATATATTTTATATGATGGTACTACTTATTATACTGCAGTAGGTACATGGATAGGAGCTAATAATACAATAGAACGTGTTGCATTTTATATACAAAATACATCAACATCTACAACATATAGATATGGATTATATGTAGGTCTAAATGCGAATATTACATATACACCTATTTCTTTTATAGCTCAATTACTTCGTTCGCCCTAAATATATTATAATTTAAATTGTAATATATAATTACAATATTTATACACAAATAAAATTGAAAACATCCCACCCGCCAAAAATAGCTAAACCATGTTACTTCATGAATACAGTCCCACGCATAAACTCTTCAAAACAACAGTGGCCGAGTTCTTGACAATGCACATAAAAAATTGGCGCTTTAACCGACCTGTAGACAAAGCACGTAGCAAAGAAATTATAAAACATATCCAATCAAAACCCATTGAAACATTATTCTATTTAGCTGAAATGAATGGAACATATGAAGTGCTCGATGGAATCCATCGCTACACTGCACTCAAAATGCTACCTGTGGATTATATAACAGATTCAATTGCAACATCATATGTTCTTCTAAATATCCGAATTAATCCAACTGAGGGAGAGTTAGTGGATTTCTTCAAAAGTTTCAACAAATCTATTCCAGTACCTGATCTGTATTTGCAAAACCCAGATCAAGTAAAACGTGATGTAATAACCGCAATAATTGAGAAATGGGAAAGAATATATCCTACCCATTTCTCGACATCTAATAAATTTAAACGACCCCATATAAATCGCACAGCATTGACAGATATTCTGAGCGATGTATATGATAAATATGCAACAGATGAAATAACTGCAGATGAATTAGAAGAACGACTTCATAAATACAATGATGTAGCATATAATAAATGGAAAGATGAAGCACCTAAAATGGCGATTAAAAAATGCACAGAATCTGGGCTATGGTTATTTATGGCTCCTGACGAAATCATTAATGCATAATTATATATTTCTTCAATTCTTGCCTTTCTTCAATTCTTGTCTTAAAGCAGCAACTTCATATTTTAATACATTCATATCACGATCTAGTGCAACCAATTCATTTTTCCATACATCTGCTTCTTTTTTCCAGAAATTCTTTTCACGCTGGAGCCCTTCAATTTCTTGGACAATACTGTGAATTTCTTCAGGTGTTAATACTTTTTTAAGTATATTTGATAATACTTCTACTGTTTTTTCTGACATGTTTCTAAATAGTTAGGTTTAAAAAAGCTTAGAAGTCCTTTACACGTCGCTTAGAGCTTACAAGTCCTTTACACGTCGCTTAGAGCTTACAAGTCCTTTACAAGTCGCTCAACTTCTCAGCCGTTTCCGAATGTAAATCTAATAACCGCACCAGATTTAACGTATGCCATCCAATCATTGCAAAAACAACCATCAGAAGTATTTCATATGCTGAACGCGGTGTGTTTTTTTGATGCCATCCAATGAACATGAGCAGAGGAGCAATTAGTAGAACATGGATAGCATTAATATATGAACCCGTATACATCCATCGCATCAAATGATACAGAAAGATACCTGCACCAACAAATAGTAGACTCTGAAAAGCCCAATACGGAGTCGCAGAGCGTTTAAGACCGATGTAAAGAAGCGGTGGGGCAAAGAACAAAAGATGAACAATGGAGAGGATAAACATATCTATTTATTGTAATAATTTCTAAACTTAAATCAAACCAAAGATATATTCCTATGGACGAATCATATGAATGTATCTATTACGTAAAAGAGCAAAAGACAATGGAGCAATGGACGTGTCTACTGTGTAATATAACAGAAATCAAACTAAAATTAGGAAAACATAAGTGTATGGGTAAAATTGTGGATAAATTTATGGAATGGGAACAGTATAAACTTCAATGTGGCCACACGGTGCATCCGCGTTGTTATCGTGTATGGTCATATAAACAAGGAACAGTGGGCTGCCCTACATGTGGATTATTACCGATGACAGATGAGAATATGAACTGTTATCAATGTAGTACATGGGGTCATAAAACAAATGACTGTCCTATTCTGCAGTTTACATATCGCCATCTGTATTTAGTCCAAAAAGAAAAATATTACGAAAGACTCAGAGAGGAAAAACGAGAACTGGAATAGTAATTTAAAGAATATTTAACTATATAATATAGAATTGTATTTATTGATTTCAAATTAAAATGAATAAATGCAATATATCATTTCAAACGCAATTTGCCTTAGTAGATAAGGAACATATTCATATCGATCATTATACAAAAGAGAATGGCATTCCACGATGTATTCCTCATGGTCATGAACTTGTTGCAGTTCATTCTGTACATCGCCGTTCATACTTTCGTCATAAACATGCATCTGATACAAATGGATTTCCAATGACAGAATGGCATGCAGAATGGCAATCTAATTTTCCAATTACAGAACAAGCTTTTAAAAATAAAGCAGGGCAATTGAAAGAACGTCGTGCAGATATTGTATTGCCAGATTTTCAACGTATTATTGAAATACAGCATAGTAAAATTGCAAGCGGTGAAGTACAGGAACGAAATCGTGATTATACATTACACAATCATACAGTAACATGGATTATTAATGCACAGAATTGCATTGACGTTAAATGTATAGGTGAGCGATGTGTTCTAGAATTTAGAGCAAATACATGGATATTTGAAAGTTTTTTATCATGTGATTATGTATATTATGATATTAATGGATTTATGTATAAAGTACAACCATCTCTTATTCGTTCTTATCAAGTAGATGTTGGCAAACCACAATGTAAACTTCTATTTATTGATGCATTGAAAAAGAATATAGATCTATGGGAATCTGTTCCTGAAACATCACAATGTAAACTTTTTATTCGACAACAAGGTGCAGGAAGTGGTAAAACATATGGATTAATGCAATTGCTTGATAATGATCCTGAAATTACTTATTTTAAAAATATTATTTTTATTACAAAACAACATGCAGCTGTGAATGTAATGTATACAGAATTTAAGAAACAGTATATGAATGGCAATTTACCTAATTTAGAAATCATAGAAGAACCAGATGATGCAAAGAAATATATAGTAGTATATAAGCATAAGGTAACGGGTATTACATGCACAGTTATTTTTGCAACAGTAGATAGTTTCACACATGCACTCGGTGAAGCACCATCTCATACATATGATAAATTTCAAGGTATTGTGGAATCTATAAAAGAAGGTACATTAAAAATAAAACGTAATGGTTCTATGAATTTTGCTGGACGTCAACCATTACTTAATAAAGAAACACTTATTGCAATTGATGAAGGTCAAGATTTATCTCAATCATATGGCGAGGCATTTCTTAAATTAGTCACTTCTAATTTTCCAAATCTGTGTATAGTAGGCGATCAACTTCAGAGTTTGTCATATGAAAAGAACGCATTAACTTATTTGAGTAGAATTAGCAGAGTTCATGTTGAATTGGTTAACACAATACAAAGTAATGAAGTGCGCCGTTTTTCTAATCCTCAACTTATTTCATTTGTAAATGAGCTGATTCCTTTTGAAAAATATGAATTGCCTATTATGACAGCACATACTGAATCCAAAGAAGAAGCAGATGCTCTTATAGTATATCGTGCAAAATATCGAATTTATGCAAATGGGCAAATAGATGATAGTAATTTAACAGATGAAGTAGAACATTTTATGAAATTATTTTCAAATGAGGTTTTGCTTAATAAACGTACACCTGAAGAGTTTATGATTATTACACCTTTTACTGCTAAAAATCCACTAGTAGATGCAATATGTATTCAATTAAATATTTTTTGGAAAGATTTAATGGAAAACAATCAGGAGTATATTGAAACTGTAAAAAATCAACATTCCTATTGGAAAAATGCTAATACAAATGCATTCATTCAATTTGCAGTATTTCATCGTTCACAAGATGGAACAAGTATTAATTTAAAAGAATCTGAATATGCAACTCGTATTGTATCTATTCATTCATCAAAAGGTGATGGACGAAATGTTGTATTTGTAATTGGACTAAATCAATCTGCTCTTCAAATATTTAGTCATGAACAGGATAATCTGATTTATTATTCATTACTTCATGTTGCAGTTACACGGCAAAAACAAAAATTATATATTCGTCTAGAAGAAATTTACGATGATGTCTATTGTAAAATACAATCATATATTTCAGAAGAGCATTCAATTCCTAACATGAAGATTCAACAATCAAAATTTAGTATGGATAATTTATTCCAAGCAATTGATTCTAACCCTGATTTATATGAAAAGTTATATGAAAAAATATGCGAAAACTATACATTGCCTCCATTGGTTGATACACCTTCATTTGATAAAAAAGACAAAAAAATACAAGATACAGTAGATCATCATATTCGCTATGCAGTAATGGCTATTAATATCATGATTCATCAGCATAATTTTGAACTAAAAACAGATTCTACTGTAAAAAAACAAGGGAGTCAACTATTGCGTAAACCGCAAACAAGAATGATTACAATCGTATCTTCTGTAAAAGAGTATTATAAATGTTTAAATGATAATAAAAATAAATCAGATGAAGAACAAAGTAAGAAACCCTCTACAATTGCATTTTCTATTCCTATCTTGCATTATACTCATGCTAAATCTGATAGAGATTATGAACGATATTATAATATTATTTATACAACTATGCTTAACATACTTGCAAAATTTACACAAGTCTACAAAGAATATATACCATATTTATGTCCATTTGAGTCAGTTATTGCATATTATATGATTGATTGTATTGAAAGTGGTCCATATCATTTAATTACTATCAAAGATGTATACAATATTGTACATGCATATTCAACCTCATTTGTATATACAGAATATCATTCTAAATGTGCATGTAGCCATCTATTTACAGAATCAATTAATACTGATGATTTTAATAAATATGATCATTATGAGGGATTACATTATATGAATGAGAAACTTGATGTATTTAATGAATCACATCCTAATGTAAATTGGTTATATGATAGAGGTATTAAGTATGCTGCTAAAAATGAGGATTTTTCATTATTTGAGCGACGTAAACAAATGATTGGGTACACAGATACACATGTATATAATATGACTCTTCAGCCAACTCTTAGTACAATTAATTATGGCACATTTATTATTCGGTCTATTATTGATACACTTCTTATAATGAATTCAAAATTTACAAAAAATGATAGATTTAATAATAAACAGATTGTATGTTGCGTTATTACAATGGAAAAAGGTGAGATATATGAGATTGACATTACAAATATTATTAAAGCACAAAGTGACTATTTTATTAGACATATTTATGATATTATGAGAGTACACTTTAGAAAATATCATATTGGTTATAATAATGCTTTAAAAAATAAACTGGATGGAGAACAAGATAAAACTGCTACAGAAATTATTGAAGAATGTATTGTATTATGCAAACCTATCATAGTCCATTGTAGTGATGTAATTAAACAAATTATTAATTCTCCATATATGGAACGAGTTTGGAGAACTATTTTTGATAAGATTGCAGATGCAGGATCAAAGAAGAAAAAACGGACCATGTTACATACTATGATTGATGATGGATCTCTAAAAGAGTTAATGGATAAAAAATTAGAATATACCTTAAAAACATATTTTGGGATAAAAGATGAAGACAATGAAGATGAAGATGACGAAGATGAATAACTTATCCAACACAAATAAAAAAGATATGTTTATAGATTTTTATAAGTAATATATTCATAATTAAAGAAATGCCTTTAACGCCTCATTTTTCTCAGATTCTTCACTCAAATCCAGACATTTTTTGGCGTGATAAATAAATGCAGAGTTAGACTTAAATTCTTCATCACAACCACTGCAGAATATCATTTTGGTATCCGCTTGCGGATGCATAATTTCTTTCAATTCTTCTTGAAAATGTACACGAATGATATGAATAACGCAATTGCCTTTCACAGGAGATTTGAAGTCGCATTCAAATGGACATTCAAAAGCAGGTTCTTCTTTCATTTCATCTGCATGTTTAAAGCGCATATGAACGATTAGAGACTGTTTTTGCAGAAAGGATTTATCGCAATGTTTACATTCGTGTTTCAACTCTTTCAAGTGTTTTTTCATGTGGTAATGCATCGAATTTTGATTTTTCATGGTGATTTTGCAATCAGGGCAGACAAAGTCGCCATCAGCATTCTTCGTGTATTTCATGGGCATGTTAGGAGGTATAATGTTGGTTGTATTTTGTACCATTTTATATTTCAATTTTTATGTATAGATATCCAGAATCATGTTTAGGCTCTTATATAATGATTATCTTATACAGTTATAAATTAGCCATATCTGATATTAGATCGCCTAAACCATCTGTATCCACATAATTATTTTTGTAGTATGTCCAGACATTGTGAACATTGTAGATAATATATTGATAATGTTCTAATGAGAATAGCCCAGATTTCCATTGTTCCATAAGTACTTCCATGGTGGATTTCAAGCGCACAGAAGTTTCGTATATGAATGCATTTGAATCTTGGAAT